ATTTCCCACACGCCTAATACTTCTTCTTCAACATATATCGTTGCGTAACCTGATACTTCCATATAATAAGATTGACAACCAACCATCTCATATGTAATCTCTGCTGTGGTATGTTCTACTTCATCAACTCTTACACCTGTCAAATCCCTGTGAATATACTGATACTTCTTAGGAATCAATTTATTTGTCGTTGCTATTTCTTTCTGTGCTATGTCAAAGTAATCATTCATTACATTAATATAATCAGCATTATCTCCGGCACTTATGACAGTTCCTTTGTTGGAATATTCCTTAATGACTTTTATTACTCTGTCTTTTGCTTCGCCTAAATTCATTTTTTCACCTCTTTAGGTATTCACGCAATTTTTCATTACTTAATGTTGCATAATTATTCGGTCTGTCTGTTAGTTCCTTTACTCTCGCAATCAATTCTTTTCTGCTAAGTTCAGTTATTTCTACTTCCTGCACACTTTCTACCGGTTTATATGCACCAACGGAAGTATTGGGGGAGGTATCCAACTTGTAACTAATACTCACAAGTTCCTCATATATTGCATAGAGTAATTGATTAGTCGCACCTAATTTACCTATCTCGCTTAATTCCATATAATTCTCCTTATAAAAAAGGAGTGGGATTTTACGCCCACCCCGATTAGGTTTATGATGCTCTAGTTATTAGTTTGTACGATGGTGATCCTGATGTTCCAACATTGATATAGATATTTGCATTAGTAGTATCTACTACGAGTGTTCCTTTGGCTGTTGCTTGTGCCGAGGGTACTCCTGCTACTGCAATTATGTTTACTGTGTTGACCAATCCGGTTACATCACCTGTTACATTTCCAAGTACATTACCCTGTACGTCAATATTTGTGTAACCCATATGTTATCCTCCTTAGAAGTTAATGCCGACCAAGAATCTCCAATCGGTGAATCCGAGTGAATATCTCATATATCCGGCAATCTGCCAAACGTCAGTATTAAAGTCTTTCTGAGATTTGATTTCCAATGGCACACGATCCATCCAGAACATACATTTTTTCATATACGCTTCATCAATTAGGAACGCTTTGTCTGTTACACCTGCATTGTCTAACCAAGAAGATACAACAACGTCATATTTACCCTGGTAAGCATTAGCGTCATTGTTAGCAGTTCCAAGTTTACCCATAGACATACAAATTTCATAAGCTGCATCTCTTAGTGCATATGGTACTAACAACATAGTAGGAGTAGCAGCACCTTTCATTCCAATATCAGTTTTGAATCCAACCATAGCCTGTTCTGCTGCCTTTAGAGTAGTTACACTTAAAGCACCTGCTGCGATATTAGTTTGATTAGCTGTTTTGCCTGTGTGAGAAGTATGAGCTGCATTAACAAGGGAAACTCCATCAGCACCAACACTTGTAAATGATTTACCTGCCAATGTGAAAGTGGCTGCGGCTGCATTAACAAATGGGGCATGAACAAACTGCTCTTGAGTATAGTTAGCTGCATCAATCAATGATCCTGCTCTATTCTTCATATCAAGGATTCTGGAATCGTCAATCAGTTCTCTCTCAATCTGAATACCTTTCTTGAAGGTCTGGTGAATGAAAGTCTTAGTTGCTAATTCTTCAAAATCTTCATAAGGGATTTCTCCGTTAGTTGCAACAAATTCACTAATCCCACTTAAAGCACCAACACTTTCTGCATAATGTTTAGATTTCTGCACGTTGTAAAACTTGCTTTTAAGTGATTTAGCTGCATAGTCTTGATTCTCTTTATCCATATAAGCAATTATAGGGGCTTCATTCCTACCAATCGCTAAGTCAATCTTACCTACTGTTTCTCTTACTATCATCTATCTGTGATTTAAACTTTTGCTGTTCCATCTGTGCTTTCTGTTGCTCTAACATCTTAAATTCAGGTGTCTGCATTAACTCGGACATTATCAATTCCTTGACAGCATTCATGTCGCCTTGTTCAGCCTGTTCAGTTAATTCTGCTTGTTTCTCTGATTCAAGTTGTGCGTTGAGTTTTTCGATATATTCCGAAGCGTCTTTAACTCCGAACTTCTCTGAAAACATTTTGTCTAATTCTTTGTACTTCTTAATCTGAACTCTCTGCTCTGCAAACGCATGATGATCAGGATTCTCAACCTCTATCTGTTCGTCAACATCTGATTCTTCGGCTTCTTCCTCGTCAACATCATCAGTATCATCAATGTAATCATCGTCAATATCAATGTCCTCGACTTCCTCAACATCCTCTGCAAATAGCTGTAAGTTCATGGTTAGTGTGCGGTCACTATACTCGCTCTTATTCGTTAACATTATTTAATTTCTCCTTTTGGTTAGCGGAAACCGTTTACTCGCTTATTTTCCTGATTTGCCATCTCGAAGGTCACTACCGACTATCAGATTAGCGTTGTCTGTGTCTTTCTCGCCTTTGCCTTTAATCTCAAAATTTTGTTTTCTCGGCATTGTTTCTTTTTCCATTGCGTCTACCTCCTTACCTTAAAATTGGGTACGGTCAATCCCTTACTCGTAACAATAAAAAAATGGATAACCTAAAGTTAATTAGATTACCCATTCGTGACAGGTTAGTTTTATTTAGTTGTTTAATATAGTACCCACCGACCATATTCAGCACATTCCGATATTACTTCTGCACTTCAATTGATTGTGCCAAATGTGCACCCGACTTCCTATACTCAAGAATCTTTGTTAAGCAAGAACTGTATAGGTGTTCTTTCTAATTTTTTCCCTATTCTCGCCGCACTGATAGGGGTTAGCTGCATACTCGGCAAATATTTAATATGGAAAGCTGACTAACCATATCTGATCCTACTTGAATAATAAATAATCAAAGTTACAATGTTACTGATTTTCTATGTATAAGTAATGCCATGCGTTTTCATACCAATTCTCTATTGAACATACTTCTTTGTTTTTTTGTTTATTAGGTAAGTGCCTATCATCAAAGAATTTATTCATAGCTATAATTAAATCATCTTCACAATTATCTATGATAGGATCTGTTTGTATAGGTGTTCTAAGTATCTGTCTATGGTTATAACCAAAGTATTCAAAAAACGTAGTTATAAACAAAATATCTTTTTCATCTAATGATGGCTTTGGATTTTCCAAAGTTAGTTTTTTAGGGATATTCTCTGTGATATTCTCTGTAGTAATCTCTGGTAATGGTTTAGTCAAGTTGTCCTGTTGATTAGGACTATCTGTCCTGTTGATTTGGTCATTCTGTCCTAATGGTGATGTTTCAAGGCTATCAAGCACTTTATAATCAATTCTGTACCATTTTGTTCTGTCAATCTTCAATGTATTATAGTTTGCTGTAACAAGTAATCCCGATTTTTCTAAACTACTTATTATTCTTTGAATCGTCTTAACACTCCAAAATGGAAATTGTTTCTTCCACTTCTCGTAGCTATTGTATGTCCAATAATAACCATCATTAAAATTCTTATTAGTGTCTTCATTTATTCTTAACCAATATTTAATTTGCTGAAGTATTATTGTTTCGTTAAGTCCTATCAATTTTGCTAAATCACTATCTATTACTAATGGTTGTTTGTTGTATAATAATTTGCTCATGTTTTCTCTCCGTTTCAAAATAAATCGTTAGTGGTAATCCGTTAGGAGAGATAGGAAACGATGATCAAGTCGCTGTCCCACTAAGATTCTTAAATTTTAATTACATTCATTTCCTTACATCGGTGACCATCTGTTTTGTTTTTACACATTATTTCAATTTCAACAGATGTTTCCTTACCATTAATCATATCATGAAAATGATTATCTTTAGGGTGTAGCACTTGCATAAGTACCTTCCCACATTTGACGCAACGTATATAATTCATGCTGTCACCTCATTAGTTACAGAGTCTAATTCAACATTGAAATTACGACATAGGGGATTGCTGCAATAGTAAGCTAAAGTCTGGAACGTTTTATCTTCGATAACCGATTCTCCTTTATTCTTAATGAAAAGGGGGAGGTAACATTTATTGCATGACTTCATTAGGATTACCCCCTTGTGCAGGAATTTCAGCTTGCATTTGAGCAACCATAGCGTTCATTTGATTCTTCTGTGATTCTAACTGTTCTTTCTGTTGAGCAAGATTCTCACGTTCCATAGCACGTTTCTTATTCTCGGTTGCACCAGGGAATCCAATACGTTCCATAGCTGTCCAGAAGTCAGTAGGTTCCATTCTATTTCCAACTGCCATGATAAGGTCATACAAAGTCTTTCTATCCTTACCTATGCCATCGTCAACCTGTACAGTAATATCAAATGAAGCATAGTAGAACTCACCGGCTTCATCAACCTTAACCAACTTAGACTTATCAAAGTAGCCATAGGTAGGTACATTATCAGCATCATATCTAAAAGGGATCACATCATCATAGAACGCTAACATGAAGTCATAACACAAACTGTATAGTTCTGTATAAGCGATATTCTTTTGTGTTTTCTTAGGAGATAGTCTTGTCTGTGCATTGATGGTTAACTGTTTAATAGCTTCACCTGACATTTCAGACGATACCAAACCTTGACTTGCATTAGTTACACCTGATACCTGTTGAGCGTAATTATCAAGCATACTAATTAATTCTCTTGAAGATCGGTCAGACGAGGTTAAATCCTTAGTTACAATGTTATGTGGATCATCTGTATGAATAACTTGTCCTGTTGCATTAGTAATCTTACTCGCCAATGTTTTATCTTTACAAAAAGTAATTGTCGTACCCTTGATACACTTGTCCATCTCAATAGAGATAAGTTTTTTAAGTCCTTCCTGCTGATCCTTGATAATCTCAACATCAGATATTCCCCTAAACGACTTCTCTTTTTGAGTGTTATACCAAACTACAAACGGAAACTTCTTGATAATGTGTGGTCTAACTTGAATCATTTCAGACTCTTGTTGATTAGTTTCAGGATTAATAAACTCTGCTAACATTTCTTCCTTGAAACTTTCTAACTCACCATCTTCATCTTCCGTAACAACCTTTTTAAGAGTGTCCTTATAGTAATACTTAGGCTTATAAGCTATCACAGTATCATCTACGTACGTTAGGACGCCGATATCGCCCTCTTTATCCTTAAACCAATACTCTACTAAGGAAACAGTAGAACCTTGCTTAGATACGCCACTTGTAGATTCTGAAAATTCCTCTAATTCTGAATAGTGTTCGCCTGTACCCTCTAACTCTGATCTAAATTCTTCACCATATTTACGACATACATAATCAACACTTCTTGATTCAACATGGAAACAGTAATCCATATCCTTAATCCTGTGTACTCTCGGTTGAGGAATAAAGTTTACAGGGTGTATGGTTGATATAGTAACCTTACCTTTAGCTGTGTGATAGTCATAGTCTGCATCGTAACCAACCTTAAATACTGCAAGGGAGTTTTTCTTAACGATACGCTCATTCTCGCCATTCTGACTAAGTAGTTCAGTAGATTGGGATAATTGAGTTAACTGTCCTTCAACCATCTTCTTACGTTCAATGTCATTTTCTTCAAACATATCAACTCTAGGTTGGGGAACATAGGGATCGATACTTGCTTCGATATTCTTATAAACAATATTAACAACTTGTTTAGCGTTATCTCCACCATCAACCATAGTCTTAGTACCGTTGTATAAATCATCATAGATTCCACAATCAGCTACAAACTTATTATGCTCACTTAGTGCGTATTCAAACTTCTTCTGTGCCTTATGTAATAACTTAACCTCTGTCTTTTCTTCTTCTGTTCCGATAACTTTAGTTACCATATTCTTCACCTTCTTCATTAATTTGATTATCATCATCACCTTTCGTTAGTTGGCTCATAAAATATTTCCATGCGTCAGGATCGTTCTCCATATCTTCTACAACATCTTTAGGAAGTCCGTTAGGAATCTCCATGTGTGCATAGTCAATATCTCTCGTCTGCTGACTTGCAGCGTAACAGTTAATTGCCCTTGCAATAACCATGTCATCATGTTCACCGTTCATAGCCTCTGGCTTACCTTTTTCATTCTTAACGAATACAGACATTTCACTTAACGTGTCCATATCCAAAACTAATTCAGGTCTCTCTCTCATTAGCTGCCTTAACATAGACAACATCAAAGGTCTTGTAGCTGTGGTAGTCTTAAACCCATACTTCATTACCGGTCTACCTGTGATACTGTCAGGAGTTTGTTCTCTAACGTAAAACCTTGAATATCCCAAACGTTCAAGTTCCTTTTGTGGGTGAGTAGAGAAGTTAACCTCTATCGCCATCAATGCGTCATTGTAATACCTGCCTAAACAAAACATCTGCCTGGCATATAAATCCTCGTCAAAGTTAACCCTTAACGTTGCTACGTCTTTACCTGTGGTGTTATCGGTCAAGTACCCTGTGTTCCAGTCACTACCATCACC